GCTTTTGCAGCAAAGGCCCGATCAACCTACCCACGGTCGTTAGAACACAGAGACAACTATACACGACCTTTGGTTATCCACATCCTGAAACGAGCGACCCATATCTGATCTATGCCGCCCAACAATATCTCCTCATTGCCAACGAGCTTTACATCGTTCGTGTGGCCGACGAGGAGAACGTCAGCGACGAACAAGCCATGACCGCCGAAGTAGATGTTCCCGCATCCGGTAGTGCTATCGTCGTTCAGTCGGATACGGCTGAATACTATGACTTCAGTTGGGACACCTTCGTTCGCTGGAGACTCAATGGAGTTTTGGCTTCCAAGACTCTCGTCATTCCTGAAGATGTCTATACCTGTGCCGATCTCGTAACCGAGTTAAACGACCAGCTAGATACTCAAATTGATGGCATTGAGTTCTATTGCGATGAAGCGACAAACAAGATCGCAGTGAGAACCACCTGGGCATTCGGTCCAGAGGCTTCTTTCGAGTGGGTTTCCGTACAAGATGCCGCATACGACGTAATGGGCGTCGGAACAACAATGACACGTGCCTCTATCACGGGCACAGCCGACCGTTACCCAGTAAATGGGTACACGTCGGAGAACGAATACATCTTTGATCCATCCGAAACATGGAATTTGCAGGTTGTCGTGGATGGTACGGACAACGTACTGATCGACAACGTGATCCAAACAATCGACCTGTCCGATTTAGCAGACGGTGCTCCGCACACAGCGGCAGAAATCGTTGCCGAGATCAACGGCCAGATTGATGATGGAACCATTCCGGGCGGATTCGTGGCTCTTGGCGACAGTGTTGCCACAGGCCCAGATGATCCCGGTGGAACACCCATCGACTTAACCGAATACACCGGTTACGACCTGGACTACCAAGTCACCTTGGCAACAGTTCACAAGGGTCGGGATGCAAAGATCTATGTGAGAATTGATAGCACAGCAGATACCGCTCTGGGTCTTGAGAACGTCACCAAAGTTGGCACGAGCCCCACGGGCATCGGCGACGGTGGCGCATCCAGCTACACCTTCGGTATCTTGAGCGGCCCGGTTAACAGTAGCGATACTATAACCTTCACCCTCACAGCCGATAGTGCTGGCATCGAAGGCAACAGTACAGTTGCTAAGATCACAAACGACATCCGAGAGGGTGTCTTCACCCTGGAGGTTTACTCCAATAGCGTACAGGTGGAGTCTTGGGGTTATCTAACCAAAGACCAAACCTCACGCTTCTACGTGGAAACCTTCTTGTCCTTGGTTTCGGACTTCATCCGTGCTGAAGACAACACAGCGGTTGCCGCCAACCCGGCTGATGGCGAATATGCCTTGTCGGGCGGCTCGGACGGTATTCCTGCCGATCCGGATGAACAGGACGGCCTGTTGATCGGTAATCTCCTGGGTTACACCGGCATGTATGCACTGTCTGAGCCCGAGCAGGTTGACATCGACCTGATTGCCATTCCTGGCCACTCCTCCACAAGCGTTGTTTACGCACTGTTGGACCTGTGCCAGAACATCAGAATGGACTGCATGGCGATCATCGACCCGCCATTTGGACTAACCGTAAAAGAAATCGTCCACTGGCAAAATGGTGCCCACCCGCTGAACACCACAAGGTTCGATAGCGACTTCGGTGCCCTTTACTGGCCATGGGTGAAAATGAGAGACACATACAACAGAGTAGATGTCTGGGTTCCGCCGTCTGGTTCGGTTATGGCCGTTTACGCCAGAAGCGACAACTTGTCCGCACCATGGTTCGCACCGGCTGGTGTGTTCCGAGGCCAAGTTCCAGGTATCACCGATGTGTTCCAACGTCCAACCCTTGAAGAACGTGACCTAATGTACGGCAACCGTAACTGCGTCAACTGCATTGTTCAGTTCGCAGATTACCAGGACTACATGGTCTGGGGTCAAAAGACTCTCCAAAGACGACCTACTGCCCTGGATCGAGTCAACGTCAGAAGGCTTATGTTCTACCTGGAAAAGACAATTCGTTCCAAGTCCCGTGCCCTACTCTTCGATCCGCACGACGAGATCTTCCATGGTCGATTTATCAACATGGCAGAGCAAGTGCTTAACGAAGTGAAGGCAGGGAGAGGCTTGACCGATTACATCGTTCAAGCAGACTTCGAATTGAACACGCCTGATGTAATCGATAGAAACGAATTCCGTGCAAGAATTGGTGTTCAACCGACAAGAGCCGTCGAATTCATGTTCCTTGAATTCAGCATTCACCGAACAGGCTCCTTCAGCGAGAACACGGAGCAACCTTATTCGTACTAATTGACACTTAAACACCCCCGGCCTTCGGGCCGGGGATGTTTTAACCTCACTCAAAAGCGATAATAAATAAAAGGAGATGATATGGCAAACATGGGTATTGGCGCTCTAGGTGGCTCCAAGCTGATCTTTAAGAGGAAGTTCCGATGGACCTTCAGAATCGACGATCTATGTCGTGGTTCTGTTGAGGAACACTTCGTAAAGTTAGCTGCTCGCCCCAACCTGAGCATCGAAGAAACCGAGATCAACTTCTTGAATGCAAAGACCTGGATTCCGGGCAAAGCATCTTGGGAAACGATCACGGTCACATACTACGATGTCGCCACGAACGATAATGAGCCGCTGTGGCATTGGCTTGCCAGCGTCTATGATTTCACAGATCCCGTAGTGCTTCCGATGGGTGCCAACAGAGAACAGTACGCCGGTTCGGGTACACTTTACCTGTACGACGGCTGTGGCAACCCCCTGGAAAAATGGGTGTTAAACGACCTGTGGCCACAAGCTGTGAACTTCGGTGAATTGGATTACTCCAGTTCTGAAGAAGTGAACATCGAATTGACCTTGAGATATTCCAACGTGGATTTCCAACACATCTGCCCCAGCTTTACACCACAAAGCTGCTGCGGCCCGTGCGAAGGTCAAACTGGTGGTCCGCCCTCCCAGGACAACTTCGGATCAGAATACGCCGGATACTTTTAATCAGGCAGCGTAACAAAATCCGCACCGATAACTTCGTGATAAGGCATGCCAGAGTAGTGTAACAATGCATCAGCGGCCCATATGTAAATATGGGCCGCTTTTCATACATACCTTTATGGAATCCCCCATCATTGTAAGCGGCACGCCTCGTGCCGGAACAACCTGGATGCAGTGGTTCTTATCACAGCATCCCCGAATTCATATCCATGGACAAGAACCAAAACTGCCATGGGGCACCATGCTTACATGGCATGAAGAAATGGTAGAGGCAGGAAAGTGGGGAAAGAAATCGAATCAAAGCGCTGACGTTTCCCGCTACCCGATTCCGCACTATGCAGGCAGCAACGAAAAGAGGTGTAATGAAATCTTCGCCACCATGGTAAAGGACTTCCTTTGCGGATTTGGCCCAAACAAGCCCCGCTGGGGAGTGAAATGCCTATGGCTATGTACCAACCAGGACATTGTAGCCAAAATCAACCAGTTGTGGCCGGGAACCAAATGGATCATCTGCATCCGCCACCCATTCACATCATTTGAGTCTCAAAGAAACACGTTTGTTAAAGACATGGATTTGGATGTGTGGGTCAAAAGGTGGATTGCATCGGTAAGATTCCTAGATCGGAACAAAGGTTTTTTGTTCCAAATTGATAAGTTAAACAAGATGGGTTCCACCGCCCGCAAAACCCAAACGGATTGTCTGTTGAAGTTTCTCGGCGAAGAGCCAACCAAAGAAACAGACCAGTTCATTACTGAGTGGCAAACAGTCCATAAGGTGAGGCCAACATCGGAAAGAACTTTCAAGTTGGGAGATAAGCGCAAGCAGGCAATGAGGAAGAAATACACCAAACTGGTGGAATACATGAGGAAGCTGAACTACTAGGAGGCTACATGGCACGAATGGGTTTACAGTTCGGATTGGAAGGACAAAAGACTTGCTTGAAAAGGAAGTTCCGTTGGCTTCTCAAAATTCCTGAGATTTCAGCAAGTGGAGTCAACTCTTTGCCTCCCGCAAAAAGCGCTAGACCCACATTGAATTTCAAAGAAATGCAAGCCGAGCATTTGACCGAAACAATCTACTACCCAAGCAAGCCAGATTGGAAGCCCATCACACTTACCCTGTTCGACTTAAAAAAACCAGTGTGCCACCCAGTATTCGATTGGATTCAGAGGCAATACGATCCCTGCGAAGGGAAGTGGTACAAGCCGTTCGAGAACGGTGTGTTCAAACTTACTGCAACATTGGAACTATACAGCGGTTGCGGTGACATTATCGAAACATGGGTTTTTGATAATGTTTGGCCGCAAGTGAGCAACTTCGACGAACTGGACATGGGCAACTCCGAGTATCTCGTAGCCGACTTGACACTCAGATACGATAGGGCATACATTACCTGCTGCCCCACCTGTTGCTAGTCTTCAACTTCGTCTTTTAATATGGCTTTGCACTCTTTGAGGGCGTCTTCTAAGTCTTTGGTCTTCCACTCCAAAACACGGCAGGCACCACTCTTGTTGAGTCGCCCTTTCTTGGTGTACACTTCACGTTCATTTTCAAGAAGTGCATCCACAAGTTCGCCGTATCCCGCATCCCTGAGTTTTTGTATTAGTTCCTGACGCTCAATGTCCTCGAAGAAATCCGCTATCTTCTTCATGTCTTAATTATACCACCCAATTTTAAGGAAACAAGAATTAAAAACTACCTCTTGAACCATTTTCGAGCGAACTTCTGAACGACGAAATCTCTTTGCCGTTCTTGATGATCGTGAGATTTAGCTGTTGTTGTAAGAAGTCGTGGTACTTCTTTTTCAACTCATTGTAATTCCGGGCGGTCCTGTACAACTGTCTAAAGTGATTCAGGATGCAGGTTGTCATATAGTTGAACGCCTTGCCTTTGTCCGGATTGAAGCGGTCGATCTTTTCAAAGCAAATGACAACCCCTTCTTGGATAGCGTCATCTTGATCGATGAGATTGAATTTGGCGTATCTGACAATATTCTCTGACAGTGTGTAGAAAGCCGCAGCCAACAATCTTTCGGACTCATCATATTCATCAACAACCTGAGTCAGCTTGATCTGATTGATCTTCAGCAGCTTGCGATCTAGATCTGTGGACCTCCTTCGTCTTCGCTTCCTTCTGATCCGCCCCTTGATGTCTTCAATGATTAACTCATACCGTGACTTGAACCGCTTTGACCTCTGAAAAGTTGCAATGATACTCTCGAACGCCCTGTTATTCAGGTATTCTCTGCTCATATGTCCCCTTGTGGAAAGAAACCGCCTAGCTATTATATATCTGCTAGGTCATTAAGATTTTTCTTGCCTTTTTTTCAGGCTTACCATTTTTCTTGCTCTCACGAGCATTGGCTTCCTCGATTTCTTTCGTCCAAAGTTCAATACGTTCATTCGCTTCCTGAATGGCCGAGGCGACCCAACCTTCGGCTTTTTTCATATAGGCAGGACTGTAAAGACGCCCCGCCGTAATGCTGCGGCAATGATCTATGTTATCATCTACTTGCCGGGAAAAATTCTCTTCCTTGCCAATGAGACAGGGCGCAATCTTGTTCTTGCGAAGGATGTAATTTCCCAAGATTTCCGTGTCGGGCCAATTGGGTCGCATGGGGTCTGGCTTGGCACATTCAATGCCGTAAATGTTGCAAAGCCTCCTCTGACTCCAACCAAAACCTATTCTGTCCATTGTGGGGATGTGGAACATGGTGGCCGTATGTGACACCATCCCTTTCCAATCTGAATGCGCCCGTGGGCTCATTTCATAACCCACCACCGGGGCATCTTTCTTACACCTCTCGATCAACTGCTCCAAGAAGAAGCGGTTTCTCAAAAAAACATCAGCATGGGTGGCGAATAGGTACTTGGTCCTACACAGTGCAAAAGCCATGTCCATAGCCATGGCGGGATAATCCGAAGGGTGCAACACTCCATTGAGTCTCAAAATATGGACTTCAACATCCGGAGCGGCCAACGATTGCACCTTCGCAAGTTCCTCTTCACAACTGCCGGTGTCAATAAGTATGATGAACGGCCTAGTCGATTGAAGCCTCAACAACTCAATCCCAACCGACACGGTGTCATAGGTGTCAATCAATGGGATGACGGCGGTTACCACATAATCCCATGGCTTCTTTTGACAATTGCCCTCCCATGGGCTATTCTTCGTGGACGTTTTCCTTAAGGGCGAAATAGAATACGAACCGTTTGTCATACCGTCCTTTCTGCACACTATATTATTCTTGATGCAAGCAATTCAAGTGTTGTTACAAATATTAGAGAATCCAGACGCTAAAAAAGGATATGCTGACTTCAAGAAATTCCTTGAAAGTCAAAACCGAACACCTGAAGCGTTGGCCATTAACAAGTTGATCGAGGAGAGGTTTGGACAACAATCTGACCACATACCTTCTAACCAAGAATAACGAAAAAACCATAGAAGCCGCCCTACAGTCCATACTATGGCTTAATGGAAAAGTTATTATCGGCGACATGGGATCAAAAGACGAAACCGTGCAAATAGGCAGAAAACACGGTGCTCAAGTCATCTCCTTTCCATTTCAAGACGATTATGGCCGGGCAAAAAACCAGCTACTTAAAAGCCACAAATCCCTCTGGCAACTCTATTTGGAGCCTTGGGAACAAATAATCACTGGCCATCAAGCAATCTTGGAAGCAAGCCAGGAGCAAGCTCCTCGTGCGCATTACCTGCAAATATTACGGGGGCAGACAATCACCAAGGAAATCAGACTGTGGAACAAAAACCTTAGATTCCTCAACCCAGTATTTGAGACAGTAAACGACGATCTTGCCACCTTGCTTGATCCAGTGGTTATCAATTCGGCGGGCGGCAAAGAGGAGAATATAGATCACTTGTTGGAACTGTGGAAAAAAACAGACCCCTTATCCGAAGAACCACATTACTACCAAGCATACCGGTTTCTTCATAACAAGGACTACCAAAAATTCGCTTCATTGGCCGAGAAATACGCAGATGTAAACAAGAAAGGAATGTCGGCTGTAATGATTCGATACCATTTAGCTATGGTCAATATTTACTCTTTGGGCGACAACAACAAGGCTGTAAGGTATCTATTGGAGTGTATTGCTGCCCGACCGCTAATGGCCTAGTTCTGGTGCTTATTGGGAGACTTGCATTACAAAACCAACAAGTACGGCAAGGCGTTGTCGTTCTATCGGAACGCCATCACCCTCGGCAAAAGCAGGCTAAAAGATCATTGGCCAATTGAAATACCTAAGTACGAAGAGCACCCTAAAAAGATGATTGCTAGTTGCGAAGAGATCTTGCAACACACAAAGGTATTTGCTAGTAAATGATGTCAATTTCATTCACCACAATGGTGACCTGATCTTCGTAGCGAGCCATGGCGATTTGCTTCCTGCCCGGAGGAAGGTCTCTCAACTTATCCTCCAACTCATCGATGCGACAGTTGATAACTGACCAATGGTTCTCAGCCAGTTTTTCCATCTCCTCCTCTTCCTTGTATAACTCCCTACCTGGGAAGTAGTCGCCCAACTGTTTCCGGCAATCTCGAAGTATCTTGCGGAACAATTTGATGCCACATGAACCGCAACCGGGGTTATTCAGATACTTCACTAGTTCCGGAGTCAGATTCTCCGGAAGCGTCTCTCTGAACCTTGGATCTTTCAGAGCGTTCTTTACGTCCAGCAGCCCAATCTTTTTCATATGTTGGCCTATCTTTCATTTCGTTCTTGGTATCAATGTTTTCCTGAGGGTCAGAAATCTGACGAGGTATTACCACCCGCCCGCATTTTGGACAGCGAAATTTCCGGGGCTGTCTCTGTGGCTTCTTGACAACGGTCTTCTTTTCAACGGGATCTAAGAATGGAGCCCCTCCCGGTATGGGCGAAGTCTTATGTTCGTACAACCTCTTCTCAACTTCAGTGCCGTCTGTGATGGTTTTCCAATTACAGACTTCACAATAAAGTTGATACATCTTAAGACTCATCTGTTTCCTCCATATCTCCCAAATCAATAATCGCACGAGCCTGCAAATAAGTGAAGTAGTGTGAAACCCACAAACAAGCAACACTGCTGGCACACCCACACAAGAACCAGCGGAACGCAACCCAAACAACCCAGACAATTGACAACAATGTGATGCCTATCGGGTTGGTGTAGGTGACAATCGCCCCGAATTCCACCCATGGGATTCCCCAGATGACAGAACAGAAAAGGCCGACCCAGAACCCCGTGCATTGATGACAATCTAGCGCTTCTTTCGGATTGAACCACAACACCTTATCCGGCAGCCTCTTTTTAAGCCAATCCACGGGTTTTTCAGCGATTACGCTGTCCACGATTATGTGGGTAAGGCCCATCGCCGAAATCAAAAACAAAAGCAAGGCCACCATTTTGCCCTCCAAAAATTAACGCCAGAAAGATATATAGAGTTGATTCCCATCCCTATGCAACACCGCATTAGAGAAAGTGCTTACCTCATTTAGTTTAGCTTCCGCATCCTCTAATGCAAAGCCGTAGCTTTTTACGATGTGATAATCAAGTTTGTCGAGAACAATCTTTGTCCCCAAATGTTCCTCGATGACGCCCACCTGTTCATCAGTAATCTGATTCAGGAAGTCGATGAGCGCCCGCTTGCCCATAGCACGTAGGGCGGTGGCTCTTTGAGCCAGTTCCCACTGATTGAACAGGTGGGTCATTTCGGGGAGCTTACCCCGCAACTTTTTGTCAAAGAAGATTAGCTCCTCGATATTATTTAGATTTACACACAGCATACTACTATAAAAGGCATAGAGGAAGAAAAATCCAGACATTTACAAGGAGAAGAAATGGCAGACGAAACATTCAGGCCACAAAGAAGACCTATAACCGATGAGGATGTCAGCCAGGGAGCGCCCGCACCGGAACAAGCTGGCCCCACCGCAAATCAACAAAAGCTCGATCAAATGGCAGAGATGCGTCAGCAGGTGGCAGAAGAAGCGGGCCAAACAACCCCGCAAAGCCCCAGCGACGGAGAGAGAGGATTTGAGGTGCAAGGCCCTATCCCGCCAGCAATGCAGAAGGCTATCCAGCAAAAGAGACAACAGGGTGCCGAACCAGCCCGAGGGCGAACACGTGAAGCCCCTCAAGCTGGGCCCCAAATGCGAGTAACCGGCAGCAACAAACTCGAAGAACTGTTGGCAGCCATTCAGGATAAGACCACGGTCTACGAACCTGTCGAATTGCCTTCCAAAGGAAAGTTCTATGACGGTGTAGATGGACCCACAGATGGCATCGTTCACCTCCGTCCGATGACTGGTGAAGAAGAAGAGATTCTTGCCACGCCTCGATTCGTTAGAAAGGGGCAGGCTATCAACATGATCTTCAAGCGATGTATGCAAGAGAAAAGTTTCGATCCACAGAAGTTCGTTACTGCGGATAGAACTTATCTGCTGATCTACCTTCGTGGTATTTCCTACACGCCCGAATACGATGTGGAAGTGAGATGTACGGAATGTGAAACTAAGTTCGCAACCGTTGTGGATCTCAACAGCCTATACGTCGATCAATGCCCGGCAGATTTTGCCCTCGAAAGCCTCAGCGGCACACTCCCAACAACCGGATTGAGTTACACCTACCGGTTGTCCCGAGGTGCTGACGAGCAAGACATTCAAGAACACCGTGATCGTAAGATGAAGGGGTTCGACACCGCTGGTATGGCGGATGACACGCTCATCTACCGGACAGCGCAACTATTGGAATCCATTGAAGGATTAACCGATAAACACGAACTTGTTCAATTGCTCAAGCGATTGCCCATTAACGATGTTGCACATCTGAGAAACACTGTCAATGACCCGCCATTTGGGGTCGATACCAATGTGGAGATCAACTGCCCGTCTTGCTTGGCGGACTTTACAGTTGACTTGCCATTGGAAGCAAATTTTTTCTTCCCCAGGCGAAAGACAGCGAGTCAGAACCTTGCATAGAGTTGTGGGAAAATTTGATGGAGGAGAAATGGTTCTTCCTCTACCATATGCATCTGGAGCCTAGAAAATCCATGCAACTCCCCATCAATGAAAGAAAGTGGATGGTCGAGCGATTCATCAAACAGAAGGAACGAGAAAACCAAGCCATTGAAGCGGCGAAACGAAAAGCGAAACTGAAGAAATAGCGGAAATCCCCTTTGCCTTACACCGGCAAAAGCCGGTGTAAGGCAAGTCGCTAAGGAGCAAAGATGCCAACCAAAGAAAGATACCAGAACCCTGTCATCGGAGATAAGGTCAATCTCAAACTCTTCACATATAATTCGAACACGCAAGTGGATGTGGCGTCTGCCAGCAAGGTAGAGATTTACTTTCTCGATCCCCACGAAAGATCTGCTACAAATCCAGATGGCCGACGCTTGGTCGAAACCTTCGAGGCTGAAGACATTACCCGCAACAGCACTGGCGAGTATGTCGTTCAGGTCGAAGCGGAGAGCCCCAAGTACACCATCGGCAATTACCTGGACATCTGGACGATAACGCCTGTTGAAGGAGGTGATACATCAGAACAGGCGTATAACTGGATCGTCTACCCCAACTTATTCTTTGCGACCCCATTGCCGGTCGTTTACGACTTCCAGTTCCGATTCCGCCCCAACCGATTGCGGCAGGGATCGAAAAGATACCTCATCATTGAAATTGCACCGAACGTCCCCGATCAAGGGGACTTGGTGCAATACTACACCAATCTCGCCATCGTCTCGCCGCTGAAGATCTCCATGGAAATGTCATGCGTCGAATGCATGCCCCAAGAACAAGACCTACGACTAGTCCTGGATTCTGAGGACGTGACTCTGCGTGAAAATTGTCGGGCCTATTACATGCTCGACACCACCGACTTGGACTGTGGCATCTATAACGTATGGTTCGAGATGGAATTCGGTGAGAGTGTATATATCAGCGACAAACAACAACTACAGATATTCACCTAAGGAAGCCGACGTGCCGACGCAGTACAACATCGGCTTCACATGCGTGAACCCCACCTGCACAGATCACAAGTGCCCCGGCCCGGAGCGATGCAAGCTCTACATGCCGCCGAAAGGAGAGACCATGTTGTCAAGAAATTTTTGGGAAAGCCTCGGAAAATTCGAGGAAGCCCACCAATCTAGAGAAAATCCGGAAAAATCCAAGATTCCTTGTTCCAAAACGGCTTTCTGCCGCCCCATTAGTAATAGAGGGGAACACCCGAAATGGCCCGAGAAAAACTGCGACCCAGACCGTCAATATAGAGCAGTAGAGGAAGAGGCCAAACTTTGGAACGGCCCGCCACTCGGATATAGTTTCCGGTGGATTGTAGACCTGGGCGAAGAATTTCAGAACGTTACCCAGTTCTTCAAGTCGTTCCAAGTGGATTACGCCAACAAAATCATCACCCTGGAAATCTATGAAGTCATCGACGATGACACATGGAACTGGTTGTGGTGGATTACCAATTTGAGAGACAATGCTGACGCCCAACTCAAGCACACCATCCTCAATGCGGAGGGCGACCCCCTAGCAACAACTACCTATAAATTTTTGAAAACTGTGGAGCATCGCATCGTGTACGATTACGCCGATACCGGCGTAGCGGTCAACCGGATCGTCATCGAATACGAGGAAAATGATCGGCAACGTCATTACAATTAGCCAGATTAGTGAATCGGCGCAGTGATTTGCAGCACAAGTGACACACAAAGCCAATACTTAGTGAGTTTCATAGTCGTCTGAAACAATTTTCAGATTATCGCAAACCATTATAGGCAAACCACTTGCGATCCAAGACTTGACATTCCGGGGAAACGGCCTAGAATACACTGTCGCCCTTTCCCCGCCCCGATCCTTCTAAGTTTTCGAGGAAATCATGACTCGCAGCCGCAAACAACGGCGTCAAAAGGCAGCGGCCCCGCCCCCGAGAAAAGCGTCGTCTGTCTCTGTGTTACCTCCCCACTCAACTACTTTAGCGGCACAGATTTACGAACGTCTGGAGAAGGCGGGAGTAATCGAACCTACGAAGGGTGATGGGAAACCCACAAAGACACAGCCCACGATACCCATGGGCGACCGGCACATCCCCAGTCTGCAAGAAGTGATAGCACGAGAGCGTCCCCGAGGCGAAGCAAACGCCCGTCACTACCTTCAGCAAGCCCGGCAAACCGGCCTCCCTTGGCATCAGAACATCCGACACGAGCACCAATACTCGGAATACGTGCTGATTACCGTTGAAATGGCGAAGGATGCCCTCAACTACAACCCCGATAACAGCCGCATCAAGATCAGGGATGACCACGCTCGTGCGCTTGCACGAGACATCAAACACAACCACTATCTTCCCACGGCGGAATCGGTAGATTTTGATGTGCGGGGATTCCTCCAGAATGGCCAACATCGGTTGGCGGCAATCATCATCGCAGACGAACCCTGCCTCATCTACTGCACATGGAATGTGGCAACAGAATCCAAGTTCGTAATCGACAGTGGGTTAAAGCGTGGCACAGCGGACAAACTGAGACCGCTCGCCACAAAGAAGATCAACTCCAAGACGACAGCCGTGTGCCGGGCGTGCATCTTGGGCGTTCGCACACGAGTCCGCATCACTGACAGCGAAATCGCCGAATTCTTGATGGCCCATGAGGATACCATCGCTTGGGTTCAGCGTCAGCTTCCCAACGCCCGCTCTGATGTGCAGGCGGTTGTGGTCAAGGGTGCGCTTTGGTATGGCAAAGAGGCCGTAGCTGGCTTTTGCGAGAAGTTCTACAAATCCATCTTTCCCACGGAGAAAGACCCTGTAAGACTGCTTTCCAAATGGTTGGAACGCAGTCGCTCGTCAGGTTCCCAAGTTCACCCCGTCGCAGTCTACAAAAAGGCCCTTAGCGCCCTGGAGCATTACATCAATGGCAAAGAGCTTCGAGCCCTCTACGAGAGGGAAATCGACCTCTTCGAGTGGGGCGAAGGATACACGGTCCCGCCGAAATTCCCGGACAAATGATCGAGAAGCCCGTTACAGGAGGGTAATGGAAGCATTTCGTCCCATTCAACCCCTCCTCCCAATTCACTACAAACCCTACGGAGAACTTCTTCCCATGTCCACCACTCCCGCCGACCTGCAACTCGAAGTCACCAGTGTGCCACATGGGGCCAAGCCTGTTATGAGGCGGTCGGTGGACATCGTTCTGGAAGTTCTCAACAACTTGGGCATGAGTGGCAGTTGGGATGTTGCCTTCGTGCGCCAGCACACCAAGAAGTGCAACATAAAGTTTCAATTCGTTCGGCAAGATCCTGTGGATGACCGAACCCTTCATGTCCGAGTCAAGTGCGGCGGCAAATCATCCTGCTGGAATATTGCCCTCCACGTTCCCGACCGGCACGATCCCACCAAAGTGATCGAGGATTTCAAAAAAATCCATCCTCGGAATCTGAAGGTCCAACGTCGGCGACAGCCCGAGCAACCGGTAAAACCCACCGTGCCGGTCGTCCGTGTGGAGGAGACAAAACCCAAAACCACGCCCGTCAAGACGACCCCCGTGCCGCCCACCGAGTCCAAGCCGGTGCCGTTGTTGCATATCGGTTCGAGGGTTGTGTGGGAGTATGCAGTCGAGACACTGGAAAAAAGCAACTCGGCAATTGATGCAATCGTGTTGGGCTACAGCTTAGTCGCTGAACGAGCCAACATGACAGACGAACAGTGGGGCGAGTGGCTTGCTCGGAATAACATTCCTCCACTCAAAGACGCCTGCTTGCAAACCCTGGCAAGCGAAGTGGCTGCCATGAAGCGGATGAACGACGAGTGGCGGTATGACGAACACTTTGAGGGTATGACGGTCATGGAAGCCTTCGAGCAATTCAACATTGATCCCAGTAAGCCAACACCCCTGCCGCCCAGAGAGGAAAAGCCCGCCCCGACGCCGGAACCTCCCCAACCCGTACAGGACGACCCCCTTCGCCTCAACCCCACGCTTCACAAGGATCTGGTACATAACCAGGACGTATTGGACATGGGCCTGCTGGCGTTGCAGCCCTACTTCGACGGCAACGGCACGATTGAACGAGTCCCCGCCATCGACGTATTGATAGACAAGCTGCACATGCTTGACTACATCCGCCAGCAAGACTACTACAAGGACGCCCGGCGTGCTACCTCTCAAATTCTGCGAGGGTTGGCAAACTACCAATTCCTCACACGATGGACTTATGGGGAAGGCAAAGGTCGAAAGTCGCCGACCACCAGAGCATTTATCCTCACGCCCAAGGGGCGAGAGAGACTGGCTTCCTTGCATGCGCCCATCAGCGTACCCGAACCAGCACACAGGCCCACGCTGGCCACGGAAACGGTCGAGCCCTCCACCGAACCCGCCCAGCCCAACGGCAACCTTATGGCGACGGTCGAGGCTCAGGCCGAGGCCCTGAAACCTCTCATGGACGAGCACGATGGCCTCAACGAGGACATCGACGCCTACGAAGAATTCCTGGACGACAACCAGCGGCAACAACAAGAGAACGATGCCACCCGTACAAAAATAAAAACACAAATTGAAGAGTTGAAACAAGAACAGCAGCGATTGGCCAAACTCATGGCGGATGCCGAGAAGCAGCGGGCCGCAGCAGAACAAAAAGCACAAACCCTACAGAAGGAACAGGAATCCTACTCAAGAGAGAAAAAAGAGACGGTGGAGAAAGTCGCCGCCCTGAAGGCTCGAATTAGGAGCATCTTGTACCCCGAAGAGGATCAGAGAAAATCCGAATTAGGGGCTTGACAGTCATTTTCAGCATGGGAAAATCCAATTTCCGACTGTCTAGTTCCCACCAACCCCTCTGGAGTACGGTTATGCCTCCCCTTTCCGCCGCCAAAAAGAAAAAGGTTGACAAACTGGTCAAAATGTACGTCGGCCCCAGTGGTCGTGTCAATCCGTGGTTTACACGGAAGATGAATGACGAACCACCAGAAGTGCGAGATGCTGTATGGAAACACATTCGGGACGAAGGATTGGATAAAAAGCGGGATGCGATACACACCCGCTTCGCCGTGGACAAGGACGAAGTGGTCGATGAAAAAAACGAAAACGGTCGTGCCGCACGAAACGTGTTTTGGACGGACGAAGAATGGGACAAGCTCGCTGAATTTGTCCATCGTGCTCGGCGAAAAAACCCAGTCAAGTCCATCGGCACCCACATCAAAAATGCAATGGCGCAGTTCCCCGAAGACCGCCGTCGCAACCTTTCCACAAGCAGTATCGACCCGCTTCTTGATCGCCTCAAGGCAAAGGATGAAGAGCTACAAAGCGCCCTTGAATTGGTCCCTCGCCTCCAAGACAAGATAACCCACCTGGAGCAGCGGCCCGACAAGGCGACCATTCTGAAAGATCTCACGGACGACGAGATACGCATCCACCTAAGGGATCGGATCGTCGAAGCCCTCGACGATGAGTGGGTGATGCGTCTCTTCAAGCAGCAGGTCATCGAGAACCTTTCCCCCGATGACATCCTCGCCAGTTACGATCTGGATGATCTGATGGCCTGCACGCCCACCTCGGCTATCGTGGGTTATGCTGTCACCAGGATCATGGAACAGTTTGAGACCGGCGCATCTGGAATGCAGGAGGCGCTTATGGCAATAGCTTCACTAACGGACACCAACCGAGCCCGACCGTCGCCGGTTTCCAAACCAGTGCAACCTGGAAAGAAGGCACAGATCAGAAAACCCAGAATTGCCATCCTGGGAATGAAACCCAACCAGACGAGGATTGTCGAACAGCAGGTGAACGGCCATGCCGACATCATCTTCATGCCCAAAGATATGAAAGCCAACAGCGTCAAACAAACGGTGGCCGACATATTCATCCTGTGGGGCTCTTTTTGCTCTCACCAGGATCAAGTGCATGTAAAGGCTCGTGCCAAACAATTGGGAGCCAAGTTCGTACTCCACCACGGCGGCATGGCCAGATTCTTGGAGAAGATAAACGACGAAGCTAAACTCGCTGCGGCCTAGCCGATGGAACCGGCGAGGAGCCCACCGGCCTTTGGGCCGGTGGGCTTTTTTCATGCGCAGAGCTAAATAGAATATGGACTTTCGAGCGTGGCTAGAAAATTGGGAGAAGATTGATCCCACCAAACCCAACCCCAAGGCGATGTACGCCAGCTTCGTCAAATATCTGGCAAGTCACACCGATCCGTCGCTCCAGATCGTGGGGAAGGATTTAGAAGAAGCCGATTATGAATCTTATGATGAGATGGTAGAAAAATACCAATGGTATGAGCCGATGAAGGAGAAGCTCGACCGGCACTGGCGGTCCTATCAAGACACGACTCACTGGAGCAATGCTTATCAAGTGGCAAGCAAGTTCGATCAAAACTGAAAGAAGAAAGAATCGTCGCTCTTGAGCATTTCATCGAACGGCACGGCAGTCCAACCGTTGTAATGCAACACGCAGGAGTAACCAGCAACCACTATGTCGTGCCGATGAACGAAAGCCAACCTGGGCTTGTAATCCTTCTTCCAGATCAGCATCGGCTTGCGATCACAACGCTTGCTGTCATCTTCCACCTGCTTTAAGAACCCATCCAAGGTTGCGTTGGTGCCACCGAAGAGTGTGCATAGATCGATCTCTTCGTTATAACCTTTCTTCGATTCGAGCACCCACAAGAAGTTTTGCGGCACACAGAGATCACCGCTGAAGGTGTCTTTGGCATGCTTGGGAAGATCGACGTTCTGCCCCCACCGGTTGCCCGAGCCCACCGAGCGGGAGAATTTGCCCCACGATTCGTTTGCGGCCAGTAGCTTCTCAAATCGCTTGTTCAAGATCTTGACGATCTCACGTTCGGCCCCCTTGCCTTTTGCTCCAGACTTTACCCTCTTCTTCATTTTGGATTTTTGAAACTCTTCAAGTATGTTATCGACTGCTGGGTCCATGCCCTAATAGAGCGCAGACCTTCACAGATTATACTTGTGAATTTCCTATGATCCAAAAGGATTCAGGCCATTATCTACACAATCTTGAATGCCCATCATTAAAGGCGATGGAAGATGGTTCCAATTGAACCACGCCCATCCCGCATTCTTCTCGGGTTCCATAATCTCAGGCTCGCCCGCAATCCAATCGGCAATCATGAGAATGACTACGTAATGACGACCTTCATTGTGGAAGGGAGTATTGCGGGCCGTCCAAAACCATGGGCGTGTGAATTTAAGTTGGGGACCAGCCTCTTCTTCAGATTCTCGTATAACGGCTTCCTCCCACGTCTCAAACAATTCGAGATGACCACCGGGAAACGCCCACTTGCCGGGCGCATGTCTACCCTTCCTCAGATGCAGGAGGACCGTCCGCCCTTTCCGAATGGCAACAGCCACCCCCACCCTCGGAACACTGTATTCTGCAATTAGTTCGTCCCGAACCCATTTCTCGGCACCAGGGGCATTGTCCATGTCTCTTAGAACTCCATTCAATTCTACACACTTCACATTGATTGTCTGGCACCTGTTCTTTCAGGTACTCAACATAATCATCGCCGAATACTTCGGCGATGATTGACCACTCTTCTTCATCGATCTTCGCCTGCTCCTCAGGAGTCAGTTCATTGAAGGGGCCAAAGACCTCTTCGAGGATCTTGTGTCGTTCCTCATACTCCTTGGGCGTGGGCGGAACGAAATCAACGCCCACTTCCTGCTTGCGGTATTCGAGGCCGTAGTCAGGGTTGATCTTCTCAGCGATCCCGTCCAGGGTGCGAAGAAGATAATTCAGCCCGCACACACACGGGGCGTAATTATGCATTTCTACCGAACGGTGGACTTCACAGTCGCCATAGTGTGTAACCATCCCTTCTTTGCGGGCGATCACAGGGCGATAGAACAGCTTTTTGATGTGTTCCAACTCACGAACGGCTCGTTCACGATCCATAGTGGATTCCTTATGGCGAGTGCAAGGGTTACATTATAGCAAACATGTTGTTTGTTACATAGGTGCAGGCGGGGGCGGCGGCATGGCAGCCGGGCCGGGC